CTACATATGTAGGTGCATCAAATCCCGGATTAATTACAGGCAGTCCACATACAAACATAGATGAGTATGAGCTTATTAGTGGTACTTATACACAAACCGGTGGTACAAGAAATATAACAGTTGTTAATTCTCAAGTGGGTACAGCTTCAAGTGGATCACCTACATACACAATGGTTATACCAAAAAATATAATTAATAAAGATGTAGTTAATCTACAAATATTTGGACCACTAAGTGGTACATTATTTAGATGGCAAATAAGTTGTCCACAAGATTTAGTAGCTTTCAAAGGTTCTGCGTTGGGCAGTACAACAGCGTGTGGTACAAATGATCAAGATTATTATTTTGCTCGTAACGCAACAGGAACAACACCTCCATTTACTGTTGACACTAATACATTACCAGAGATAGGTAACTTTGTTTTTGATCAAGCAGACGGCAGCAGTTATTTAAATGATACAGGTACGATAAAATATTTTAGTGTACCAGGCACTATATCATTAGGTGTTAGAAATGGTGTGATAGTTAGTTCTCAGCCTTGTACTGGTGGTGCTTCAAGAACCGCTTATGCTTCAAGTGTTAACGGTGTATTCAATGATGTTTGTGCTGGAAGTCCTGTAGCTGATCAAACTTATTATCATGATGGTAATGGAGTGTTACCAGTGGTAAGTGATGTAGTATACAATTCTGCTTCAGGTGGCTTGACCTTACCGTCAGGATATTATTATCTGGGAGGAACATCACCGAATAGAATATATATAGTAGTTGGTAACAACGGTTTAGTATCAACAGTAGGAAATTGTTAAATTTGTAATTATGGCTTGTGAAGTATATACATTAACATATGATGAAGGCGTAAAAGGTTGGCCTTCTTTCTATAGTTTTTATCCTGAATATATAAGAGGTATGAATGCATACCTATATACATTTTCAGGTGGGAACTTATATAGACATAATGTGAATCCGTTAAGAAATACTTTTTACGATCAGTTTACTCCATCGTCAATGACCAGTGTGTTCAACCCTGAACCATCATTAAGTATTAAATTATTTAAGACAATATCTTTTGAAAGTAATTCTGAATGGAGTTGTGAATCATTAGTTACTGATTTAAGTCAGGGTAATGTAAATACTGCTTTACCTAATATAGACTTTGAACAAAAAGAAGGAGAGTGGTACGGTTACATAAGACATAACGATGGTATTACAAATTATGCATTACGTTATAGTAATGGTATAGGTACGAACACAAATGTAGTTGGTCCAAATAATGCACTTGTTGTATCCTTTGGTGTACCCATAGGAAATATAATTACAATAGGAGCTACAGTGTATACATTAGTTAATGGAGCAGCGCCTGTAGAAGCTGGAGTTGTAACTAATTTAGATAGAGTAAATAACACTATAACTGTTGATAGTTCTGCAGCGACCGCAACAGCACCAGCTACTGGAGACTTCATAATGTTTGTTAATAACACATTAGCTGAATCATATGGTATGAGAGGATATTATATGGAGTTTAAACTTACTAACAGTTCAAATGCACCGGTAGAGCTATTTGCTGTAGGTAGCAGTGTGATGAAAAGTTTTCCATAGTTTTTTATTATCTTTGCTTAAAATGCAATTAAATATAGAACCATTAAAGCCAAGTGATTATGACGATTATTTGCGTCACTGGTGGAAAGACTGGAGATGGCCTGCGCCAACAAAAGAATTTTTACCGTTAAATGGTACAGGTGGTTTTATGGTTAGTTATGGAGACCGACCTATATGTGCAGGGTTTATGTATACCACTAATGCTCAAGTAGCATGGTGTGATTGGATTATATCGGACTTTCATTTTAAAGATAAAAAAGTTAGAAAGACAGCATTGTTATTGTTAATTAAAACAATTACATTGTTTGCGGAAAGTTTAGATAACAAATATGTTTACGCATTGATAAAAAATCAATCGTTAGCAAACGCATATAAAAGTATAGGATACGTAGAAGGTTCGTCTTATACACATGAAATGATTAAAATATTATAATATGGCATTAGCAACAGCAGCAGCAATTACCGGTATAGTAACAGGCTTAGGAAGTGCAGGGATGAGTATTGCACAAGCCGGGAAAGCAAAGAAACAAGCAGCAGCAGCAGCGGACCAGAGAAAAAAATATATGGAGGCTGCAAGAAAAAAAGCAGAGACAAATTTTTACGATGCTTTGAATGTTCCTACCAGTGCATATAACGAACAGTTTAGACAAAACCAAGCAGGTTTAACACAAGGTATACAAGCATTACAAGAAGGTGATGCAAGAAACATATCAGCTGGTATAGGATCATTAGCAGCCGCAAACACACAAGCAAACGAAACAACCAGAATTGGAATGGAGAAAGCATTATATGATAATGCTAAAATGAAAGCAGATGCTAAAGAAAAAATAAATCAAGATCTAAAACAAATGGATGTTGGAGCAGCAGCTGATCAAATGGCTATGCAAAGAGATGCTGAGAAAGAAAGAGGAATGGCTATTCAATCTGCAATCCAAGGTGTTGGTACAGCTATGGGTTCAGCAGCAGACTTAGTTCCATTATTTGGAACAAGCAAAGCTGACAAAGCTGCATCCGCTGGACAAGATCTATTAGCAGGGACTGACAGTATTGAATCATTATCTACACAATATGGAATTACAGGTGGTGAAATGATTGATAAGATTAAAGGTTTAGGTTTAACTAAACAAGATATTAGAGGTCTAAGAAAACAAGATGATATTGTTTCAGGATTTAAAAACTTATTAGGTCAAGATAGGTTTAAGAATTTAAACTTAGACTTAGGTTCAGTAACAGACTTAGCTTCATTGAGAAAATTAATTTACGGAACATAATACCATGGCTGAAAATCAAAGAGGTAATCAATATTCTATTTATCAGCAAAAAGATGTTGAAGGAACATTTGTTGATTGGGGACAGATAGCATCCGACCTTACTACAGGTTTAGAAGCTATCTCTGCGAATAGAGAAGCACAAAGACAAAAGATAGCTGATGATACTACAGCAGCTATGAACACATTAAGTGAGATTGCTGATGTAAACAATCCAAGCATGAACACTGCATTGATAGATGCTTCTGATCTATCAACCAAATCATTACAAGCTAACTACGATTTAGTAAGAAGAGGTCTATTAGATATAAAAGATTTTAATGTAATGATGCAAAGACAAAAAGATGGTTATGCATCTTTATCAAACTTTGCTAAAAACTACGATGCTAAATACCAAGAAGCTTTAACAAGAATAGCAAATGGTGAGGCTTCAGCATTAGAAGAGTTTTGGAAAGACACTTCTCATAAGTTTGGTAACATGAAAAATAAAAAGATCTGGACCAATCCAGCTAATGGAGAACTTATGTTAGTAGAAATGATACCAGATCCAAACGATGCTTCTAAACTTATAATGCCTGACGCAAACAATCCTGATCATAAAAAATTCTTTCACACTCCATCACAGATGCTTAAAATATCTGACTATCAAGAACAAAAGATTGACACAGGTAAATATGTTACAGAAAATATTGTAAGTCCATTGGCAAGTGTTATTAAAGAAGAAATGGAAAGTTATACTGTAAGGTATGGAGGAGCGGAATCTACAAAGATTAAAAACTTTAGACAACTATTTGAACTAACTGATATTGGTGGTGGTGTTACCTATGATAAATGGCTTGAAGATCAAGTGGTTGAATTAGTAGGTGCTAAAAATGAAGATGGATCATCATCAAGTTTTAGAGCAGCTCAAGTCTTAGCTTCTAAAGGGTATACCTTTACCCAAGACCCAACCAAAGCTGGAGGTAAAGTTATTTTAACAGTCTCTGATGAGAATGGTTCACCTTCAGTACAATTAACAAAAGAACAATTTGCGGATGCGGAAAGGTTAGCACAGCTTGAAGTTGAAACTCAATTAGACTTAGAGATTACTAAGAGTAAACCTTTACCTGGAAAGAACGATCCGGTTGCAGATAGAGAAGATAGAGATAGAATAGAAAAAGAAGATAAAAGGTTTGGTTACATCAAACAAATAAATAGTATGTTGACAGGCGATGTGCAAACGGCACAGAACGAAGCTAACAACATGATTGATCAGTTCAACAGCACTTTATCTACTGAAGAAATGCAAACAAAAGGTATCAGAGGTATTGTTGTTACCAACGACAGTATTAGAATTGTAAGAAATGATGGTAGTGAATATGAAGTACAAAGATTCACAACTGATGAAGAAGGAGGCAGAATAGATACTAAGATTTCTAAAGACACAGCAAATATATTTAATCAAATAGTTCCTGGACTTGGTGATGATGTAGTATCCGAAGAGGAAATAATAGACATTATAAACAAAAAAGATTACAAGTTTGGTGATAGAAGAGCAGAAGAAGATATACTTAACTTTAGAAGAGGACAGTCTGAATTATCTTATGGTAAACTTGTAAACACACAAGCGTCTGAAGTATTAGGCGGAAAAGATCCATTAGAGTATTTGATAGATGACTTCGGAGATGATACCGGTTTTGATGATATGACAGATGAAATAGGTCCTTCAATTAGAAACGTATTAAAATCTATGCTACCTACTGACTTGATTAAATTAAATAATGATATGGGTTATCAAGATCCATTTACATCATTTAAAATCGTAGACACAGCTGGTACAGATACAGTTGAGTTTGAGTTTGGTGGTCAAAAATTAAAGATAGATTTCGGTACTGATAGAACTCCACAATATGTAATGAGAAAGATAGAAGAAACCATTCAAAAAGGTATCGACAACATGAATGAGAAGAGAACTAAAACTACATTTAAGACTCAGCTCAACTACAAGGATTGGGTTAATGACAAAGATGCCAACCCAAGTGGTAGTCAATCAATGGCTGATTATTTGAAGTGGTTACAATCTAATTAATATGGATAAAGATCAATTAGAATTATTATTAGGTATTATAGAGGACGCTGGTAATCCTGCGGGACTTGATATGGAATCTCTCGAGCAAGTTATTGCTAACGAAGGGTTAGGGGTATTGTATCCATTAATGCCTGAAGGTGCGGTAGAATCCCCGGAAGAGTTAGAAAGTCTGTTTCCGGACTTAAAAAAAAAAGATTTATCCGTTTTACCTGGTCAAACGGATCCTACGGCTGGCAGTTTAGGAATGGAATCGTTCAATGTTTCATTGGATGCAAATTTGGAAAACCCTAAAGGTTTAAGATACGGAGCAGGTATAAATGCTGTTGAAAAAGACACAGCTATAGAAAGAGCTTTCGGTAAAAACTTTATCACAGATTTTTTTGGAGACATGTACAGAGCAGGCGCTCAAGGCTTAGGCCAAGGTGCATCTGTAGATGATGCTATACTGGCTTATGCTCAGGGTTCTTCTATGTCAGATGAAGCTGTTCAAGAATATATTGATGCAGTAGAAAACATGGACTCCTATGGAATGTCTGATGAAATGAAAAGCTTCAATAATATTTATAGTAGAGCAGGCGGAGGTATATGGGGGTTCATGTCGGGAGTTGCACAAAACCCAACTGTATTACCACAACTTTTAATATCATCTTTCTCAGCTATGATGAATCCAACTGTAGCTGCAGGTGCTGGTATTGGTGCAGGTTTAGGTGCAGCGACAGGTGCAGCGACAGGTGCGGGAGTTGGAGCATTAGCAGGTGGTATAGGTGCAGCACCGGGCGCAGTGCTGGGTGCAAAAAAAGGTGCCATCTTCGGCACACTGATGGGTGCAGGTGCAACACTTGAAACAGGATTAGCATTTACTGAGTTCATGAAAGAAGAAGTAGAAAAGAAAGGATTAGCTTTTGATGAAGAAGGCGTAAGAGCTGTGCTTGAAGATGAGGTTGCATTACAAAGCATTAGAAATAGAGCTGCTGGAAGAGGATTTACCATTGGTGTTATTGATGGACTAACTGCAGGAGTAGCTGGAAAAATAGGTGGAAAATCTATAAAGCTTGCAAAGGAGGCAAACAAAGCCATAACTAAAGGAATGAAAGCACAAGCGGCTTTAAAAACTGCAGGTATTGAAGCTATTGGTGGAGGTACTGGAGAAACGGCAGGAAGATTAGTAGCTGATCAAGATCTTGATGTAGCTGAGATAGGGTTTGAAGCAATCACTGGAACACAAAGCGCAGTCTTATCAGTGCCAGCGGCAATAACAGGTCGATCTATAACTGAAATGATGGGCGTTAACAATCCAGGTGTAGATGTATTTAACCCTCCAGCTTATGGTATAAAAAATAAAAAAGGAACTGTAGAAAAAATGACAAAGGAACAGTTGATGAAGTTTATTGATACCGCATCACCTGCAGATATAAGAACAATACAGTTTAGTATAGTAAACGATCCTGAACTGCAACAGATCGTTGATGATAAAAAACAAGCTGCTCAAATAGCATTAGATCTACCATCTTTTCTTGAAGGTAAAGATAGAGCTGAATCTGTTAAGTTAGAGCAAGAATTAAGAAACATGAAAGACCCTGATTTAAAAGCAAATAAAATCAGGATAGCAGAAATAAATAAAAGGCTTGATGAAATAACACGACAGGCACAAGAGAAGGCTAAGGATAAATCACCAGAAGTTAGTACCTTTACAGAACAGCAAGCAATAGATGCATTGCAGTCTGAAGGTGTGGAAAATCCCACCGCTCAACAAATAAAAGAAAAATTAAATGCCCTTCAAGAGTCAAGCGCAGCGCAAGTGGATGTACAAGAATCTACCGGAGATAGCCAAGCAGTGGGAGAGAGAGACACCCAAGGGATCGTTACCGAAGAGAGTAAAACCCAAGACCAAACTCCGATTGAGACGCAGACGCAAGAGGAAATAGCTGTTAATGTAGCACCATTTTTTGAAGCTTCTATTGAGTCAACTGATCAAGCTCAAGGTTTAAGACAATCACCTCAGTTTAAACAATACAAACAAAACCTGTTAGATATAGGTAAAGAGTTAGGTGTAGAAACTGATATAGATGAAGCAGTAGGTGGATACGTAAATGAAGGAGGAACCAAGATAAGAGAAGTAAGTAATGTTGTAAAACTTAAAAATGCAACATTAGATCAAGCATCAGAGTTTGCATCTATGGTTGCAGCATTGGCTCCAGAAGTTCAAGAAAGTTCTATAGCTTCACAAGTTGTTGAAGAGAATAGTCCAACTCATAATGCAGACCAAGTAACTATCTCAGTATCAGACCCTCAACTTACGTTTGAGGCACTGCAAGAAGTAGGTATTGATGAATATACTTTGGATACTGATAAAAATTTATTAACTTTGTTGGATGTACATGAGTTTAGAAATGAACAATGGTACAAACAAAGAGCAGACTTATTAAACAAATTAGATGAAAAAAATGTCAAACACAACCTCGTCAGCCAAGAAGCAATCGAAAGCAGATATATCACCAGAGATTCAAGGAAACAGATATTATCAAATGCTCGCCAAAGGCTCATTCAGCAAGGCAAGGAAGGGACAAACCTTTATAAGAAGGTCATCTCAGCGATAAACAGAGACGCTGAAGCCGCTGGTATATCCCCTAATGAATACATACAAGAAACAGTTGTAGAAGAAAAAGTTACAGCTGATCCGGACAGAGTACAAACTATTATTGATGACATAGTTACAAAAACAAAAGGTCGTAAGGTAGGTAAAAGTACCAGTCCTAAAGTATTACTGGACAACACTCTTAAATATTTACAAAACTCTAAACTATACCAACAGCTTGATGATGTATCAAGAAACGATTTAGTTAGAAAATTGAATGAACAACTTGGTATCAAAATTAAAAAAGCTCCAACAGCTAAAAAAATTATTGGTAAACCAAAAGATAAAAAGGTAGTAGTCAACGAAAGAGTTGCGCTTAAGGATCAAATTAAACTTGAAGTTAAAGCCGCAAGAGAATCAGCTAAAGCATATAAAAAATCTATGCAAAACATAGCTGCGCAAGTGAAAGGACTACGTAAAGGTAGAAAGATAACCACAGCACAATCAACTGCAATTACTTCAAGATTAGCTAACGTAAATCTTAACAATAAAAAATCTGTAGAAAACTTTTTAGAATATGTTGATAGAGTATTTACTAAAGCTGAATCAATAGAAACATTAAGAGCTGCTAAGACGAAAGCTAATAGAGCTAAGAAAAATATAGGTGGTAGAAAAACTGGATCTATACCAAATGCTTCAAAGGTTGTATTAGAAAACTTATTTAGTATAAATCCATTTGCTATACCAGATAATAAGGTTGATGCATATTTAGATTTAGTAGATCAATTTGGCACAAGCAGATCTCAAGTAAACTTAAATAAGAATTTAAAAGAAAATGTAGCTATAGCAGAAGATATTCTAAATGCAGCATATGAAAATGCAGAAGCAACAGTGCAAGCAGCACCAGCAGAAGTAGAAGCTAAAGAATATAATTTAGTAAAAGCTGTCAAAGAAATTAAGTCTGATCAAATTAGAGCATCAGAAATAAATCAACTGCAAGACGAAGCACAAAAACAAGACGCAAGAGATATTCAAAAGTTAACCACTGAAGATATTAAAGGTTTAGTAAGAGAAAAGAAAGATGGGACTAAAGATTATTCTTTGGTAGAGAAGTTAAGAGCAGGTAAGAAACAAATACAGAATGGTATACTTGTAAAAGATGTTACAGATATATTGACTGAAGTTGATAGTAACAGAAGAGCAAGAACTTTAGATAATCTTAAAACAAAAGGTGGCAAGAAAGTATTGACACAGGCAAGTAGACCTGGTATACTTAATCGAATGGCTAACTATGGCAGCAGTATAAAAGCAGCTTTATCTTCAAAGACTGATTTCTTAGTTGATAAATTAGAAGGACAGTCATCGTTTTTTATTGACGATATATTAGGAAACTTTAATAGTAAAGCTATTTATGATAACACCATAGGTGCCATAGGTAGAGCATATTCAAAGTATAATACTGAAACTCAACTTACATATAAAGAAATAGATCAAGCAGATGCTATATTAGAAGCTGATGTACCTAAGATAAGAAGAAAGTTAGGTATTACAAAAAGTAGAAATAAAGTCATCGAATCAAAATATAAAATTAGATTATACCAATTACAAAGAGAACACGAGGCTAATATTGTAGATGGTAAACCAAATCCAAAAGCTCCAGCAGCGATGGAGTTTGCACAAAAAACCGTAAACAATAAAAAAGTTTTAGATCCTTATTCAAAAACTATATTAAGAGATTTAATGGACAAGTATGGTGTAGATGGAGTTATTGATATGAAAAAAATAGAAGATAGTTTTACACCTGCTGAAAAAAAATATTTAGGTATCATTGATAAGGTAAATCAATCATTAGCTAACAAAGCAGTGTACATTTCTGGTTCACTACATGGTAACAAAATTAATTTATTAAATGATTATTCACACCACGCTGTGTTAGATGTTGATGGACAAAACACCAACTTACTAAAACAACAAGAAAGATTTACTGAGTTGCCTTCTACTAAATCAGCAACTATAGTAGAAAGAACTGCGGGTGCAAAACCAATAAGTTTTGATCCATCTTATTCTGCAAGAAGAGGTGTTCAGGAAACCAACCTGGATTATTATATGACAAGAGAAGTTAGAACTGTAAGAAAAACAATTAATCAATTAACTAAAAACGCTGAAGCTGCAAACAATCAAGCTGCAGTAGACGTAGCGACTGCGTTAGATGAGACTGTTGTAAATAGATTACAAACTGTTTTCCAAAAATCTTTCTTTGACATGAATGTTTTAGATAAGATAGGTGGACCTATAGCTAAATTAGGATACTATCAATCATTGGCATCAGCGCCAAGAATGTTAGTTGAAATGGGATCTAACTTGTTAATGATGGTTAAAAACCCTAAGCTGTCCGCTCAAGCATTTAAAAATTATTCAGGTATAACATTAACAAATCCTAACAGAGTTGAGATAGGAACAAACTTTTTGAAAAAAGCAGGATCAGCTGTTACACAAAAACTATATAATATAGATGAGTTGGGTGGAAAGATGGCAGACTTAAATGAATTTGTTAGACCTGATCAAGGTAACTCTCAAGCAAGGAGTGTTGTAGCGGATAAAGCTTTACAAATATTAAAATACATTCCGTTAAAACAAACTGCCAAAGCTGTTGATAAAGTTTCTGCAAGACTATTATCGTATGGTGATCAGGCTGTATCAAGACCTTTATGGTTTGGTACATTCAACGATGCGTTTGTTAAAGCTGTAAAGCAGATAAACAAAGAAAAGATTAGTAACCTTACACCACAAGAAATAGAAAAGTTTTCAGAAGGTAAATCTAAATTTAACGATCCTAAGTACAAAGAAGCAGTTGAGATAGCTACAAAAGCAGCAGATAAAAATGCAATTACAGTAGCTTCATCTACCAATCCATTCGATGGTATCGGTAAGAATATGATTAGACCAGGAGATTCATTACCTACTCGAGCTTATAAACAAGCTAATAGGTTTATGATTAGATTTCAGTTGTTTGAATTTGGTAGTGCAAGGCACGCAATCAATGCATTATATAAATCAGGTGACATAAGTAAAGGTGAGGCTGCCGGACTATTAACAGGAGTTACAATGAGAATGGCAATGTATATGGTGGGATACACAGCTCTTACACAACTATTCGATGAAGAATTATTTGGAGCAGAAGAAAAAGAAAAAGATAAAGAAAAAGACTTTGCAAGTTTATTAGCAAGACAAATGATAGGATCCATAGCAAGTTTAGGAATCAGAAGAAACTTAGGAAACATACCTGCGCTACCTGTAAACTTTATGATAGAGCATGGTTTGAACGAACCATTCTTAGGTGATCTTAGAAATGGTGAAGAATATAATCCTTACAAACATTCGTTAATATTTAATCAGTTGGGTAAACAAGACCTTCAAAAAGATTTTGGTTTGAATTTAGATACGCTTATTAAAATATTCGGTGGACCATACGGACCTCTTGCTAAAAGTTTGTTGCGTACGGGTAGAGTAGGAAGTAGAGCTGCTTTTAATAAGACTGAAGAAAGCAGACAAAAAAATATGAATGAGCTTACTACCAGAATGTCTATTGAAGTTATGGGTAATTTAGGTTTATTACCATTCTATAAAGATATAAGAAGAATAATTTTAAAACAAATGTATGGTAAAGGATCAGAAAAACCATACATACCAAGTCAAGATGATAGCAATAAAGATTTAAATCTATTAAGAGATGAATTACAAACAGATGCGTTTGATGATCTTTATGATGAAGATCAACAAGCCTTGGATGAATTAAGTGAGGAGGCAAGTCAGCAAATAGACTTTTAACATGCAATACTTTGATGAACATAGAACCATGGTTGACAGCTACAAACTTCTAACAGGTAAAGAAACCTATGAAGAAATGCTGGAGAAAAATGTACAACCAGCTTTTATATTCAATCCAACTATGCCGGTGGTATCTATGGATGATGATGTGTTTGATGTATTAATAGAATACTTTGCAGACTTAGAAGACTATGAGAAGTGTAGCGAATTAAGAGAACACAAAATGCTTAATTCTTATTATAGTTTAACCGCTCCGCTTGTAGCTTATAAAAAAGGAATGCCTGCATTCCGTTCACGTGGGAATCAGTTGGGAAAAAATACTTCCAACCCTTTGACCGACCTTTAGTAATGTAGTAGGCGAAAGCCACTGCAATCTTACCAGTATTTTTTTTAAAATTTATTACAGCAGAATGATCTGATGTAGGTATTACTTCGTCTACACCAAACGATTCGTTGTTATGATTACATTCTCTGGCTGTATTGGAATATCTTTGTGCAATAGTTTCAGCAAAAGCACGAAGCTCTTGTGCGGTTTCTTTCTTCATATGTCGTCACTTAGTGATTGGATCAACTCTGCCATGAGCTTGCAGATATGTTGTGCGGTTTGTTTTGCTTTCTCGTTTTCCCTGTCCATTAGATCCTCATATAACTCATCAGAAAGGTCGTGGAGTCCATTAGTCACACTATTTATGTGAGCTATGGTATTCACATCGTCCTGAGATATATGGGCCATCTTTTATCTATCCATACAATCAAGCAATAATTTTCCTAAACTTTCGTCTATGTTTTTAATGACTCTGTAAATATTTCTTGATCGTTGTTTTACTAATTTTTTTTCAGCTACTGTACTATCAATTCCCAAGTTGCAGTACATAACACAATCAATATGTTTGAGTGTGCTGACTTTTTTTCTGTCTGACCAAGTAACATACCCTGCAATTTTATCTATATCTTCATATGTATATTTACAATCTTCGTGCATGTTTTAATTTATATAACTCTGTTAGTTTTTTCTTAAGTTCGTTTATCCTTGAATTTAATAAAAATATTTCGTCCTCGCAAGCTTTGATCTTAATATCCTTACGTCCATCTTTATCTGATACGCAGTTTTCATTTATATATTCTACTATATGATCCTTTTTATGTTCTATTTCGCTACGATATTTAACCATATACGGCCACTCTTTTAACGCATGGAGTACAGTAGCGTGGTTTTTGTTAAAAACTTTGGCTATTTGTTGATAAGTCAAGCCAAGTTTATACCTAAGTATATAGTATACTATAGCTCTACCTTCGATATAATCTTCTCTTCTGCTGTTAGATCTCAGGTCCAGTTGTAAAATTTTTTCCGCAATATATATGACGGTTTCGGGTTTTAGATTTACCATTTGATTTGATATATGAATTTAAGTTTATAAAATCTAAGTATTCATTTAATGAAATGAACTTTAAGTCTGTAAAAGTTAAAAATGTATCAGCTGTCTTCAAACATTCAACAACAAAGGGATAGGGTTTCCCATCATCATGAACGATACCAGCAAGTAAGTGTGTATGAAAATCATTATTAGGTATCTCAGGAAGATGATCTTCTATATACAAAGCAATCTTGTACGCTATAAATGGATCAGCATTTTCTAACGTAATCATAAACGAATCTTCTACTTCGTATTCAATCGCCTTTGTATACTTCAACTCTAACTCCATGATCTTTTAGTTCTTTAATTCTATACTCTTGTAACTTTGATACCTTTCCTTTTTTTCCTTTAACTTCTATAAAAAAAACATCCGAGTCTTTGGGTATAGCCATAAGATCTGGTATGCCATTCTTATTTGTTAACTTTAATTTAATAACATAATATCCTTCAGCCTCTAACTCTTTTATTTTTTTAGTTTGTATTTGCTGTTCAGTCATAGTTAGTTTCCTCCACGCCCAGGGTTCACTGGCTTCGGTGGAGTTACCACACTATTCGGTGCAGGTTTAATGACTGGTGTTGTTATTGTATTATTATTTGAGTTATTGTTACCACCATGATCTAACGGCTTTGGTTTGTTCCAATGCGGATAGTAAGTGGGTGCGCCATTCCAATGATAATAATTCCAATACCTTGGGTATGTGTGAACATTATCATAAATACGATATATATTAGTAGGCTTGATAGCATCAATAGGTATTTTTAAAGTATCGCCTTCCTCTGTAAGTGCTAACACGTGGGTGATCTTTGGCTTTTGTTGATAGTATATAGGTGAACAACCAACAAAAAGTAAAATAAATATTATATATCTTATCATAACACTAAGTTAATAAATCTCTCTTAAAATGATTTAGTGTGTAGTCTTTCTTCTTTACTACTGCTTTATATATATCTTTTTCTATGCCATCTTTGGAGAAGATCCAAAAGATTTTATTATATAATCTATCTTTAGTTGTCATTCTATCTCTTGACTGCCAATAACTTGTAGCGCTGAAATCTATATTATAATATATTAATGCTTCAGCTTTTCGTAAACTAATTCCTTCACGTCCAGATACTATTTGTAATGCTATTGTCTTTGGAGTGTTGTTAAACTCTTCTAATGTTTCGCACAATAGATCTCCATACACTTCCTTCAATGCTTCAAGTTCTGCTTTGAACTTGTAGAAGATAGCAATCTTTTTACCTGCAAACTTCTTGCGTATATAATTAGCTTTAGTTAGATCTATAACCATAGACCTACCGCTTTCAAACTTAACAGTGCCTGAACAAAGTTGATGTACTTTTGTCATTAGCTTTACTGGAGTGTCAGCTAAAATTACTTCTTCATCTCCTTGTACTACCCTTTCCTTTTTAAGTTCGCTTATAATTTTTTTAACCGATGGATCTATATCGACAAACAAAACTTTTTCGTTTGTGTCTACCACAAAGCCAGCTTCTTTCTGAGTGTATGATATTGTGTATGGTTTCATTTGATCTAAGATAGTTCGTAATCCATCAGACCAATCGTTAATAAATAAACTATTGATCTTTCTTTGCTTGACTCTTACATACACTTTAGCAAACTGATAAAAGTTTTTAAAGGTTTGAAATGGGTTACCTGGAATCGCATGGACCTGATGAAACATTTGAGAGTATGATTCAGGTGTAGGTGTACCTGATAGTAAAATTACTTTGGCCCTATGTATATTAATGAGACGTTGAACTGTCTCACATCGTTTGTTCTTCTTTGGAAATGCACCCAAAGTATGTGCTTCATCTAATATTATGTAATCAAACATGGTCTCATGAGACACTTTATGTAAGCTTTCATAATTAATTACTGTGATCTCATAGTTAGGTTTAAGTAATTTGTAATCGTTTACAATACTTGAAATAGCTTTTTTCTTTGTAACAAACAAAACATTATAAGCGTTAAGTTTAGAACATATAGACAGGCTGGTTAGAGTTTTACCCGTACGGACTTCCATGGCTAAGTATAAAAAGCCATGATCATTTATAACCTTGGTGCCTTGACGCACAATCCTTTTCTGATAATCTCGTAGTTTAAAATTCAAAGTCTGTCTGTTTTTCTAATTCATGTTTCAATCTAAACCTTATCCATCTCATGCTTTTATCTCGCCCTTGTTCTGGCTCACACTCATAGGCAAATAAACCAAAGGCTACAAGCCATTTGTTAAATCGTGTACGGCTTACAGTTAGTTTTGATTTAGGTGCGAAGTCTGGGTTGTCTTCTATAAAATCATGGTATAGTTCTTGCTTCGCTATCTTACCGGCTGGTTTTAATTTTTCGTGTATATTATTTTCCAATACACCACACCATTCTATAAACTCATGGCATGTTTCAGCTGATAGTCTTCTGACTTTTAAGTTTACAAATTCGCTCTTCTGCAATCCTTTTTCTAAATAAAGCTGTAAACATTTAATCATATAGTTGTCAAACTGACACCACTCTTCATCATTCCAATCTCCAAACATCAGCTTACCAAACTCTTCAAGAGGTGTGTAATCTTTATTGTAATGGTGAGCTAACTCCAGCTCCCACTTACGTCTTTCAAATGAGGTACCTTTACCTTTTATAGCATAGTTTGTGGTGATTACAATCTTTGGAGATTTAGCAAAAGGAATCTTGATAGCGTCTTTGTTTTTCTTTTCTAAAGTCAAACCTTCTGTTACTACAGAAAACAAACGTTCAAAGTCGAAATGTTTTTTTACATCATCAAAGCATAGGACTTGGGTATCTGCACTTACTAACTGGTATGCAAAAGATCTTTCAAAGTTAAAAGACTTGCCATCAATTATTACTACCTTCTTCATGTGGCTGAGGCCGTTGACCCACAATCCCTTACCGCTTCCGCCTTCTGGGTTATCAGATATAACTTCATCATTTAATATTACTGCCGGACAATAAGCTAAGTTCTTCCAGCCATGTAACATATAACCTATTGTAGATCTCATAGAATTTATTCTATCATCATCTCCACCGCATATGTTCTTAATAAAGTTTTGATAATCACAATCAATACTTTCACACAAAGCAAAGTCTCGATCTATTACATGGTCCTTCCAAACGTAACCGCCTAAGTCTAAATAATCTATTTGTTTTATATTGTCTTTACTAATTTCAACTGCACCATTACGATAGTATAAGTATGTAGTATTCTTTTTATCTTCAATAAAGTATACATCTATTGAACTTAACAATGTCAAAAACTCTTCTCTAAAATATCTGGTGTGTTCAGCAAAATAATTATAGACAGACAAGTCATCAATGTCTAACAAATAATTTAGAATAAAATCTTTTATTTCTTTTTCACTGGTATGATCAATCAAGTTGTTAGTTACTTTTACAAAGACATAGTTCTTACTACCTTCAGGACAAAACTTATAAAAGCCATTCTCTTCTAAGAAATGTTTAAATAGTATGTGTATAATTTTTATAACACCTTTGTCATTCTTGGTCCAGAACTTATGGTTTGACTGCTCCTCTTCTAATCTATTGATTACATTCTCTACTATGTTTGCATCGAGTTCTGTCAGCTGTGTTCGTAATTCTTTTTTGGATACTCCCCTTTTTAATTTATGTTTGATCATGTTGACTTTGTCTTCGTCCTCATAATATTTTGTTCCAAAGTTTTGTACTTGTGAGTAAGCGCTATCAATAGTTCTTTTGATCTCTGACTTATTAAAGTTCTTTGTTTGGAAACCATTTAATACAAACTCTGCTAAAGTTTTGTTGACACCAAAGTCATTGAAGGCACTGGCTAAAACATATGCGTTATTGTTTCTCTGCCCTTCAGTCATTGGATATTTCTTTTGCCACCACTTGACCAGTATATCTACAATTTTATTTTCATCAGTAACCGGGATAGTTTGTAGATCTACATTCTTAATTATCTCTGTGTATTCTTTTTCTTCAAGCTTATCCCATACACTTGCGGTTTCGTTTATATGTATCAAAGGATCATAACTTTCATAACAGACTCTTGATAAGTTCTTACATGTCTTATCAAAGTATTCAGATCCAAAATGTTTTTCTAAACTATTAAAGTAACTCTTATGGTTGTCAGCTATTGGCGGTATCTTAATTATAGCTTTGAGTCCTTTACCTGATGGAGATATAAATACAGAATAAACATATTTATTTTTTGATAGTCTCTCTTTTTCTTGCAACAAATCTCTATTGCTTGGGTATCCATCAAAATCCAAACAGATCAAACCGCTGTGTTGATTTAAAGATTTATCATTTCGTTTCGTAAAGTTACCACTGAAACATACGGCTGGTAGTTTTTGTTTCAAGGAGTTAACCTTCTCCTTATCTTTCTCTTCTCTAATTCTTTTTACAAGCTCTTTAGACGCACCATCTTTGATCCTTTGAAGGATAAGTATTGCTTGTCTGTAAAAAGGCTGAGAGGTCTCCTTTATATCTTTGAATATAGTGATTTCCATTGTTCTATTTAATTATATTTTATTCTTTGATGACGGAAATGACAAAAAAATAATAGAAAAATAATATATAAAAATTTAATGAGAGTATAAAATATATTATTGGATATTATAAAATTGTTCTGTCATAAGTGTCATAGTATACTACATAAAAAAGGGAGGCAAACCACTTATCAATTAAACCTCCCAATCATATGTAGTGCCTTTCGGCATTCCAAACATATCTTAGAAAGGCAGATCTGTACCCTGAGATGTGTCAGGCTGAACTGCTTCTGTAACAGGCTCTTTCTTTGCCTGTGCTTCAGGTTTCCACTCATTGATAGTTACGTAGTGTGTCTTACCATACTCGCTTGGTCCGTCAATATTTTTATTGACTTTCAACTTAACATACCATTTACCTTCGTACTGGAAACGATGCTCTTGTGGAATATCAGAAAGACATAATGAAACCTCTACAAGATTTCCGTCAAACTTCTCAACACCATTACCAACTTTAATGTACTTCTTTTTTACTTCGCTCATATTACTTTGTTTTAATATTACGCTCCAAAATATTAACAGCATTTGAGATACAACTTTGTTTCTCTTCTATGCTCATGTAGATAGTTGGAACTTCTATCCACAATTTTTTGTCGTCTAACTTCAGTTTATACTTGGCTTTACTAAAGAGCCTCAGTATAAACGTAATTAGAAATTTCGTGTGTTTTATCATCGCTAAAAAATTTATTATAAACTCTAACTGCTTTCTTTACTTTCTCTCTACCTCGATCTATAAAATCAGTAGTTGTCGGTGCTATCTTCATAGCTCCGTTCTTTTTATCTATGACTATAAAAACAAAAGGTTTATTAAATAATGTTGAATAGATATAAGCTTGCGCATCATAACAATATTCTCGACATGACCATTTAAATTTATGTACATCAGAAGATGTTTTTAAATCTATGATCGCTCCGTCAGGATAGTCCAGGAGCTGAAGCTCTCCGGTTTCTGGATCCTCTATTTGTAATTGAAAAGCATTTGGGTTTAAGACATCACACTTACCCTTCCACATAACTCCTTCTATTTGTTTTATAGCCGGGACCTCATACTCTACCTTACTATCGTAAACCAGTTCGCTGATCTCTAAGTTTGCTTTCATTTTATCGCACAAGTTATTCATATGATCTCTTTCTTTTTGTAACAAAATATCATACTGATCTAAATTGTTTTCTTCCGCAAATTCTTTGAAAGCTTTAGTAACTCTGCTCTTTGAGTCATGGACTGGGATCTCATCTATCTTATCTGGCTCCAACATATACAAGTGAAAGTATCTACCTTGAATCAAAGCTAATGTTTTTTCTACTAATCCAAACTCTGTTGGTTTACTAATCAACTGCTTTACGTTTGAAGCTGATAAATATTGTTTTCCAAAGGCACCATAGTAATCACTATCATTCCTTAATTTTTTTAATACTTCTTGTTCTGTCATGACTTAACAATCTTTGCTATTTCCTTTTCAATTACTTTAGTTACTTTGTATTTCGTTGAAAGTTTTTCAATGATCCATGGTAGTCCTTGCTTCTTGTTGGCAACAACAAACTTGAGAACTTTCTCCCAGTTTCCGTCTCCAATTTGTAAAGAAAAAGTGCCGGACATTTTCTTTGAAGATTTCTTATCATCGTCAAGTCTTGCGGTATCTTCCCCAATCCATAATGATAAACCTAATCCATGCATTGCAATAGCTTTTGCTGTTGATCTTTGAATAGCATTGTTAACATCAAATGATGTCATCTTTGTTATTGGTATAGATCTATTTAAATTATCTGTAACCGGAAGATAATCTATGTGTTCTACACCATTGATAGTAATACCTACTTTTACATTTGCAAACTTGCCGTCTGTAAAATATGGTACTCCATCTATGTTCTCATAAACTTTACGTGTGCTATTGGGATAATTACTTTGTAGGTAATGCCATGCCCACGCCCAAGATAGATAATCAAACCTACCTTTTTTTTCTACTTTGTCTTGCACTGAGATCTTACTCAGATTTTGGTAAACTTTTTCCATTTTGTTTTGATTTAATTGAATTTAATTCTTGTTTATAATTTGTATACTTATTAAGAAGAGTTTCTCTTCTTGATTTTAAATTTTGTATATGCTTATCATTCTTTCTCGTATTCATTTCTGTTTTAATACGATCCTCAATGATGTTTAATTTATGTAGTGTATTGTTAATTTGGACCAGCTTGCTACCAATGAGCCAACCATGTTCAAAAAACATATCATACTCGTTAGGCGTACACTCTTTGAAGTAATCTCCGCCTTTGCCTAAATTAAGTATTTCAGTCTTATCATCAAACTGCTGGATCTTACACCCTCTACCAATAACACTCATGCCTTTAGGCAATACGTTCTTTATTGTTTTTTGATCTGCAACTGCTTGTAACACTATATCTTTTATCTTATACTGCATTCGTTTCTTTTATACTATCAATAATATTTTGATAGTCTTTATCATTGTCAATTAGCTCCTTTGCTTTTTTGTATCCATGTAATATGGTACTATGCTGGACCGGACAATCATTCTGTTCCATGAAGGTTTGTATATATGAAAGTCTAATAGGTCTTTCCATACATAAATAATATAACATTTGTCGTGCGTCCACAATGTCTCTTCGTCTTGCCGGAGAAAACATCTGATCTAATTCCAAATGAAATTCTTTTGCTATTGCTGTTGCGTACGCATCAAATACTTTTCTTTTCATCTTTTTGTTTTATTAATTTATCCTTGATTTTATTTTCTTCTTTTCTTATTTGAACTTTATAAAGTATTAAGTAACCAATTAGATCTGCTACACTATCTTCTGTCAGATCATTAAGTCCTTTGTTTTTTATACGGCTCAATTTATCATCTATCCTTGCAAGTATACCTTCTCTTGCTGATAGCTTACTAAATATCTGCGGTGGGTGGTTTGCTGTATCCCCATATGCTTTGTTCTTTTCAATAAGAAGCATGACGATCTCACGTCCTACCTCTTTTATTAATTCTTCTGTCTGTTTCATAAATTAAAAATAAAGTTTATAATAACAAAGAAAACAATAATTGCAACAACACCCATCATAAATTCAATACATTTATAAGTTCTCTCAACTTGTTGTTTAGATCTTCCTTGTCTGTATTTTTTATCTTCCTCGGTCATTGTACTGCTAT